GAAAATTTTGATGTTTCTTTTCAAGTCCAGCTTCCTGATGAATGGTCAAATACACTTGCAAAATTCAATATTGGAATAACTGCAGGTGTTGAAACTGATGTGTGCAATCCAGCATGGATTGAATCCATCAACAAGATGGATCTTGTCATAGTCCCAAGCGAACATGTCAAAAATACATTTTTAAATACCGGAAGTGTAACAACTAAAATCGAAGTTGTCGGCGAGTGGTACCAGGAAACGCTGGACTTAGAACCGCTTGAATCGATTCTTAGCACAAAGTTTGATACTAAGTTTAATTTTTTAATAGTGTCTCAATTGACGGCTGTTGAAGATGGTGCCGATAGAAAGAATATCTTAAATACAATTAAGTGGTTTTGCGAAGCATTCAAGGATGACAAAGAAGTCGGTCTTATTCTTAAGACAAATCTAGGAAGAGGCACATTAATAGATCGAACAAATGTTTATTCTGTCATAGACAACTGCATTAAGCAATTTCGCAAAGGCATGTTTCCAAAAATTCACGTTGTTCACGGAAATATGTCGGATCATGAAGTTACATCACTTTATCGACACTCACAAGTAAAATGCCTAATCAGCATTACACGCGGCGAAGGTTTTGGTTTACCGATTTTGGACGCATCTGTTGCACAACTTCCTGTAATTACGACAAACTGGTCTGGGCACTTAGACTTTATGAATCTTGGAAAATTTGTTGCAATCGACTACGATCTAACAGTCATACCCGATTCAAAGATTGATAAACGCATATTCGTTGCCGGCGCCCGATGGGCAAATCCTAAGGAAGCAGACTTTAAAAAGCGTCTTTTGAAATTTAGATCAAGTCCAGACACGCCTAAGGAATGGGCAATTAACTTGTCACAAAAATGCAAAGACAAATATTCAAGATCAAATATTGAAAAATGTTATAAGCAGACTTTAGGTGATATACTATGATTCTAGTTCTTTTGTTTTTAGTCACTATTTTAGCAGTATTCTTTGGGATAAAATCATATCAATTTGCTAAGATTATCTTAAAGACACAAGACGCGATAGAAGAATCGCTTGACTTGCTTGATGAGAGATATAGAAATCTTACAGAGATTCTACAAAAACCCGTATTCTTTGATTCGATTGAGGTTCGGCAGGTCATAGACGAAATAACTGTTACGAGAGATTCGATATTGTTTATTGCAAACCAGCTTGAAGAAGCAAAAAGGGCAGAACCTGATGGAAAAAAAGATAGTCAAGAAAAAGAAAGTAGCTAAAAAGAATGATCTAAAATACTATTTTCATTCAGGAACTCATGAAGCCATTGTAAGATTTCAAGCTGAAGAAGATAATCGAGTCAAAGAGTCAATATACGTTGTTGACATTCTTCCTGCTTTTAGCAAGCTTGTTGAAAATTTGATTTTCATTCATGGCACAACCGCGGTCATCATGTCTGATGATTTCAAGAATGATTGTATTACATTTCTATATGAAACTTTAAAGAAATTCGATGCAACCCGCGGCACAAAAGCCTTTAGTTATTTCAATGTTGTTGCAAAAAACTGGATCATTGTCAAGAGTCGACAAAAACAAAAGTATACAAATCGCCACACCAGCATGGAAAATAGAAGAATCATGTCTGAGATTGAGCTGGTGCCTTTTGATGTTCATAAGCACGATCCTTTTGCAAATTCTGAAACAGAATACATAGAAACAGTAACAAATATCAATAACGTTCTTCAAAAAGTCAAAAATAGACTAACATGTGAAAATGATAAAATTTGCATGGATTCTATTTTAAAACTTTACGAAAATATTGACAATCTTGAAAGCCTTAATAAGCGTGCAATATTTGTTTATGTTAGAGACATGACAAATTTAACGCCAAAGCAGCTATCATCGTCAATGTCGGCCATACGAAAATTCTATAGAGAAGTAATTAAACTTCAAGTTTCATAGAGAGGAAACATGGCAAAGAATTCTGTTGAAAAATATGCAGATGCACTTGAAAAGATAAGTGAGAAAGAAAAGAAGATAATGAATTTTTCTGATTTATTAATGTCTATTAATGACCTTGATGATAAGAAGAAAATATTATGGCGAGAGATTTATGATAATGCCATAAATGATAGAGAAAACGCATCTATTCTTTTTACTGACACACTTATGCAAGTAAAAGGCAATGCAGCAAATCATAATATTCTAGGACCTGTTATTTCAAAATATCTTGAAAGAATGTCTCGAGCAAATGATCAAATTCTTAAATTGGCAGAACTTGTCGGTAAAGAAGACGCTAAGACAATGAGCACAGATTCGATTTTTGATAAGATCAACAACTTCGAGGATTGATAATGCAAGATCTTAGTCAGTTCTACACGGTCGTTGTTATTGAATATTTTTCAAGACCACTTACAGGCGCAGAAGCAGAATTGATAAAAATCAAATATGCAAGTCTTAAGATACCATTTTTGACGCCTGAACGCCTTGTTTCTATGCCACACGGTTCAATTCTTGGAAGATATATTGATAATTCTGATTCCAATGACATAAAAGTCTTTTATCCGTTTTTTCCTCATATGAACATGCCTGTCAAGCCAGGTGAACAAGTTTTTGCGCTTAATGATGATAAAAAAGGATTCTGGGTTACAAGAAAGGCGTCTGATCTTGTCGCCGAAGACGTTAATTACACACACAACGATAGATCAAGCTATAGCGCAAATTTTATAAATACGGAAATGACTAAAGGTGTAATTAATAAGCCTGCACAGTTGTTTCCTGATTCAGGTCAAGCAGGCATTTCTTATTCTACAGTTGTAGAAAATTCTCAGACAATGAAGACTGAATTTCAAGGTGAGACTGTTCCTAGATATCCTGTACATAACGCCGATTTTTCATTACAAGGATCCAATAATTCATTGATTGTGCTAGGATCGTCTGCTACTCTAGGAAGCAAGAGTGTCAAGTCTGGAATGATTGATATTGTTGCAGGCAGAGGTCAAGGTATATTAACAAAACCAACTGCAGAATTTCAAAATGTTAGAGCATACACAGAAGTTGATAAAACAGCAAATCTAAATCCAAACGAAGGAAATCTGGACTTAACATCAGACCTGTCAAGAATTCACGTGTCTATGAACATAAATGCAGATGCAATGTTTGGAATTGAAGAAAATGAAGATAGCGAAGACGGTCCATCAATAGTTCTTAAAACAGATCATATCAGGCTACTAGCAAGAAAAGATATGAAAATCATTGTAGGATCAAGTGACGATCCTTCAAGTATTATCTTGAAAAGCAATGGTGACATCATTATTACGCCGTCATCAAGCGGAATTATCAAGCTCGGCGGCGAAGATGCAACAGGCGCAATTCTAGCGACGGTTGACTCATTCGTTGTAAATGGTAAGGTTCAAGCACCATCTATTATTTCTACAGCAGGAGGATTATTAGGCGCCCCTACCTTGCCTGCCACAGGAATTTTTTCGACTAAAGTTCTGGTCAAGGTGACATAATGGGAGCACTTTCAACTGTTGGTGCAATAAATAACGGCGCCCCTAGCACGATAACGGCAACAAAATTCAAAGAATCCGTTACAAGCTCTATAAACGATGGTGTTTCTATTGGAAATACAACAATACCTACAGGTGTAATTAACATTGAATTTTTTGAGACTTCTTCGCTAGATGAAATAAGAAAAACATATCCTGCTTGGAATGCTTTTTATGTCGATGGCTTACTTAAAAACTTGCTAAATAGTTTGGATAGCATTCCAGACACAGGTGTATTGTTTCCGATACTTTTTGATCCAACGAGGCCTATCGCAATAATATTAAAAGAACTTTCTGAATTATTTGCATCAATAGAAGCTGCTTTAGGCTTTCCAATTATTGACATAATTCTAAGTAAAATTGATATTTTTTTGTCAAAAGCTGCAGAAATTACGTCAAAGCTAAAAGAAATTATTGAAGCAATTGCTGAAGGTGTCGAGGCAGCACTAGAAAAAGCTACAGAATTCTTTGAGATAATAAAAAACGCAATTGTAGAAGCATTTGAGGCTGCAGGAAAAGCAGTTGATGCTATTATTGCAAAGTTAAATGCTGCAAAAGACATAATTATTCAAAAAATTCTTGAAATAGCAGAAAAAATTAAAAATGCTGTATTAGCACTGATTCCAGAATTTAGTATTCCTAGTCTAGATTTATCATTTGTATTTCCAGAATTTGATTTATCATTTAATATTACACCACTCTTTGCAACAATTGAGTTCGACGGCCTGGACGGAATAGCTACAAAATTTTTAAAGATAATGATAGCATTTTTGAAAATACCTATTGAAATTATTACGAGCGTAGTTGATGCAATTAGCGGGGCTGTAGAAGCTGCATCTGAATTTATCAGACAATTAGTTGATTCAATTAAGAAAATATTTACTGACATAGTTCAAGCTGTCAAAGACATGTTAAGCGCGTTGCTTGGCTTTGTCTGGGACAAGATTTCAAATCTAATTGACATTAATCCAAACGCAATTCTTGAGACAGCATCAATAATTAGCATTGTGACCTTTTTTGTCAAATCATTTATTGTTACAATGATCGGATTTATCCTAGGATCAGGTCTTATAACGCTTTCTGTAAGCAAAATGCTCAATATAGTTTAATGTCTATCAAGATTAATAACATTGTGATGATTCTTTCGTTGCACTTAGCAATAGAATAATTAGACATATGAGCGACTCTACAACCTCTGTAAAACCGATAAGAAGCTTTAAAGGCGGCTTAACGCCAATTACTTCTCGTGTACAGACACAAGTCATATCTACCCCTATTCCTTATGGTGTTGTAACACCGTTACAGCTACCTAATAAGACAGGAGAAACATTAAGAACAACAACAGACGTAATTGAAGGTGTTGTAGACAATTTCAAAAATATGTTATTGACTAACTACGGTGAGAGATTAGGAAAACCTGATTTTGGTGCAAATCTAAACTCTCTTTTAACAGAGCGTGTGTCACAAGAAGAATGGAATTCACAGGCATCGAGCTTGATAAGAAAGACAACGCAAGCATACATGTCTTATATAACAATTATGTCAGTTTCAGCAGGAATTATTTCTGATGGAAGTGACGGCTTTTCACGAACATTAATAAGCGTAATTTTTTCAATTCCTGCAATTGGTGTTCAAAATAAACGTGTTGATATAACACTTACAAATGTGAGCTAACGATGTCTTCGTTTAATGTCAAGAAAAATCTGATGCAAAAGAAAGATAGGTCGTATCTCAATAGAGACTTTTCATCATTTAAAGCAGAATTGCTTAGATATGCAACAACATATTACCCAGATAAAATACAAGATTTTAGTGATTCATCGTTTGGAGGTATGTTTAATGACCTATCGGCGTATGTTGGCGATGTTATGTCATTTTATCTTGATCACCAGTTTAATGAATTAAATCTTGAAACTGCCGTTGAGCCAAAAAACATAGAACGCCAGGTACGTTTAGCAGGCATTAAAATTACAGGTGCTGCTCCTGCGCTTGTTAATGTTGATTTTTATGTAAAAATAGAATCTGAGATTTCTAGTGGTGTCTATAGCCCTAAACGTGTATACCTTCCTGTCATAAAATCAAAAACAAAAGTTCAATCAAGCAACGGAACAATTTTTGAGCTACTTGACGATTTAGATATGAATGAGTCAAATGCAGCAGGCAACCTTATTGGTGACATTAAGGTTCTATCAACAGACAGTGCAGGAAAACCTGCAACATACTCAGTAAAAAGAACAGGCCTATGTACGTCAGGAGAAACGACCAAAGAATCATTCGTCATATCGAATGATTTTAGGCCGTTTAGGACGATTTCGCTCTCAAAGAGCAATGTTTCTGAAATAATTAAAGTTATTGATACTGAGCTTAATGAGTATTATGAAGTTGCATCGCTTAGCAACGATGTGGTTTTTAAGCGCGCAGAAAATACAGGTGATGATTCTGCTAGCGTATCTGACAATATCTTTATTGTTCCAGCACCTTATAGGTTTACTGCGAGAACATCGATCAATTCGGCGTTGACGACATTAATCTTTGGATCTGGTAATGCAGAGTCTACTGATGATGATATTCTTCCAGATCCAAGCGAAGTTGCATTGCCGCTTTATGGTGATAGAAAGACATTTACTAGAATTGCAATCGATCCAAATTCGCTTCTTGGGACAACAAGTCTAGGTGTGTCGCCAACCAACACTACACTTTCAATAACGTATCGATCCGGCGGTGGCCTAAGTCATAATGTTTCAGCGGGTTCAATAAGGACAGTTTCTTCGCTAAGCACAGTCTTTAATCAAAATGTTCCTTCTGTAAAAATTGCACAAATAAGATCGACACTTGAGATTACAAATCCAAAACCTGCATCAGGTGGTGAGGACGTACCTTCAATCGACGAGTTTAGATCTATAGCAATTAATTCAAAGAATTCTCAATCAAGAATAGTTACAAAAAACGATCTTATTGCGCGTATCTACTCAATGCCACCAAATTTTGGAAGAGTATATCGTGTCGGTGTAAGGTCAAATCCAACAAATCCACTTTCAACTCTTCTGTTTATTGTTAGCAGAGATTCAAATGAGTTTCTTACAATTTCGCCAGATTCGCTAAAAAAGAACTTGGCAAAATATCTAAATCAGTTTAGATTGACATCTGACGCAATTGACATTCTTGATTCACAAATAGTAAATTACAAATTCACTTATAACGTTGTTTTAGACGGAAATGCAGATAAGACAACAACGATTGCAACAATAAACAATAAAATTGCAGATTATCTACAGACTAAAAACTTTCAAATTGATCAATTTATTGTCATTAGTGATATTATTAACTTAGTCCTAAATCAAGAAGGTGTAATATCTTTGGATCGATACAAGTTTGACAATCTAATAAACAAGATTATTGATAGACAATACTCGGTTATTGCTTATAGTC